GGTTTGCGTAGAGCTTTTGCATATGAGTTATCAGGATCAAACCCTTGTAACGTTGTGCCCTTCACTGAGAACCCTGCAGGGCCCATAGCATTGTACACTCTAAGGTTCTTGTATTTCACATTGTACACCCATAGCTGATTAGAGCCGATGATGGATGATGGATTAATACTAGCAATTTTGTACTCCACATTCTCAGGCATGAACTGCAGTCTTGATATTTGCTTTTCGACAGAAGCTGGTTTCTTGGTTCGGGTCTTTCGAGTTGTTTTCTGAGTTTGAGCATTTGCAGCTGCATCAGATACGATACCATTCACGAAGTCCAAGAAGCGTTTCTTCTCAGACTTTTTCATGTGGCTGTAACCCTCTTCGAGTTGCTTGTCACCCTCGACGTCGTAGGCATTGCCAGATACGAGTAGTTCAAGTTCTGATAGAAGAGCCTTGTAGTGATTTGCAATGGCATTTGACTGCTGTTGCTTCACATTATTTTGACGTAACCACTTGTACATATCGAAGTCACTCTTGTACTTGTTCAGAGTGAACCGGTCAATCTCTTCCTCAATTTCACCAATATAGTCAGAGATCTGCTCCTTGATCCTATCTTGAACAGACGGCTTTTCAGCGGTGGGTTTAGTCTCTTTCTTTTCGTCTTGAATTTGCTTCGCTTCATCTAGAAGTTCTTCGATGCACTCGTTAAAATAATCTAAATTTTCAGCGGGTAGCTTGCACCCGAGAGCCATCATGCGAGCCTGATAGCAACAAGTTGAATTCATTTTCCAGTCTGGTAGTTTTTTGAGCAGACGGATCTCTTTCTTGTCTCTTGGATAATTATCAAAGAGAAGTTTTGCTTTTTCATTGGTGCTATAAAAATAGTTGTACCAGTTATAGGCTCGTCTTATTTCTGAACCGGTCGGAACCTCGTCGGTCCATTCTGGCTCAGAGCCCATATACTTTTCATCAAAAGACTTTGCTGTACTAGGCTTACGTTTTTTCCCTCGCAAAGCGAGTAGACTCTTACCCATGTCTTATCCTTTGTTCATGTGACATTGTATACATACTAACAGGTAAAAGTACGTATGTCAACAACTTTTAATTCTTTTTTTCATCGTGTAATATTTTTTTGAGTAGAGATTCCCATTCTGGTATTCTAGTTTCCCAGCTGTAGAAGTTGTCTGCATACAGCTTCTGCATCGTAAGCTTACCCATATGTCGTTCATCATCATAAGCTTGCAGAACCGCTTGTAGGAGAGCAATAAACTCTCCGACGTGTCTGTTTGGATCCTCATCCATCTGGTACATATTAGCGAAGCAGGTGGCGGTTTCTGGCAAGGCTGCGTGGTTTGGGCAAATAATCGCACACCCCGCACTCATAGCCTCCATAAGTGCGATGCATGACGTCTCTGGCCAAATATTAGGATAAGCGAATATGTGAGCTTTCTGCAACGCTGTGCGGATTTCTTCATTCGAGACTGTGCCGTGATAGTCGACTCCAGGATGGTTCCTGCAAGCCTCGAATAGCTCTTTATAGGGCTCGTCTCGCTGTGGCCATCCATAGATATTAAAAGAAGAGTAAATATCAAGATGGATTCTATCACCCCATTGCTTATAGAGTGCTTCAAAAACTGGGAACAGCAACTCTAATCCTCGGTGAGGCGTGGTATGATAGATTAGGTTTAGTCTCTCCTTAGGATCTGGCTTGTCGTGCGAAGGGATCGGTGTGATGGCATTTTTTAAGATCATCGCTTCGCTGTGCTGTACGCCATGAGCAAGATGATATGTGTTAAACTGATAGTTTGAAACGAATACGAGCTTTTTAAATCTCTGACGAGACTCTAGCTCCTTCAAGTGTTGACTCTCCGGATCATCCCAAGTGTCGTGCAGCCATAATATGTTGTGCTTGTCTTCACTGATATCACGTACACGAGAGCAGATGATGTTGAAGTTATCCATAAGGCTCTTATCGAGTCTACTGAATAGACCATCCTTCATCATCTCTGTGCCACCCATAGCACCAATGACATTGCCGGTGGAGTCAATTCCACCGACTTTGTCATTTTCCATTCCTGTCACTACAAACTTCATACCAGCACCGTTTGGATTTCAATTACAGATTCTACCCTAAAAGAGCGCCAACCATTCTTGTCAAGATCCCAGACTGGCAAAACCGATTCATTTACTGTTCTATTTTGTTCTAGTTTGTGTTCTGGAGCTGGAACGAGGTCAGACTTCAACGTGCAACGCATCACTCGTTCTGTACCATCAACTTTTGTAAACTTTATATCACAAACATTTTTAAGCAAAGCTTCTTTAATCTTTTGTTTTGTCACCTTTTAATACTCCAATCTCTATAAGTTGTTGACGTGTTGATGCACAGTTGTAATCAATTTGTTTTTTTCTGACGACTCCCTTCTCGTTCAATAGCTGCATCAAGCATAAAAGTTTACCAATGCCATCCTCTAAGCTATCTCTGGCTTCTTCGGTATAGCCAAAGCGATAAAAGTATAGAGCATCATTAGTGGCTTCAGAACACCCTTCCATCAGAAGCAGCAATAGATCATCAATAATTTTAAAGTGATTGTCGGCGTCGTCGGTGTGTTCTTTACTACCACCTGGAAAATGTATTACATTATCCTTCATTGTTCTTCATAATATATCGACTGTTAGGATTACCCCAAACTTCATTTGCGGGAACACGGATGAAGGGTCGATTAGATCCCTTAGTCGCAGCTGGATTCTTGATAGTCAAGAAAACTTTTTTACCCAACCTCCAAGCTTTTTGCTTGTTCGAAGTTACATTCAATTCGCTGGCAAGATACTCTCTGCGATTAGCTTTCGTTACCCATTTAGCAACGTTACGCCGCTCGCCCTTTGAAGTGTAATGCTTGCCTGATGATTTTTTACCACGTGCCATAATTTAGCTCCACATTGAAATAATAAAACTATACTAATATATATTATCAAAAATGTCAACCAAATCTTGACAGGAATCTTCCGATGTGATGAACGAAAGGAAGTAAACTAACTGCCATCATAAGGTTGACTCCAGTATGAACCATTGCTATTAAGGATTATGAATAAAGAAACTCAGATGATCCATATTACCCATGCTTCTATCCCTATGTAAAGATTTTTTCTATCTTATAATTTTCAATCACAGAATTAGCGAGCAATTTTGTACATAAAATTTCAATATCATAGTCGTTATCACACTCGACAACAAACCATTTTCCCATACGAAGGCTCTGAAGTTTTCCATTGCCTAGCATATCGTTTGCGTTTGCAGTTTTAAAGATAGATTCAGCTGCAATATCTTTGACACCATCACGAAGACTGATTTCAATTTTATATTTCATTCTGTAAGCAACAGGTGTGATGTTTTCTGTTGGGCTTCTTGTAGGTCACAAGCAAACTCACGTGATACCATACGGATAAATTCTTCCATATTTACGTTATCATTGCCTTGACGGAATGCTTGCCACATCATCTCAATTCTCTGTTCTTCTTGTGCTTGTTTTACAATTTCAGGATCCATGACGCCTCTCTATATCTTCCTCTACACAATTTTCACCGTACTGAATCTCTATGATCTTCAAGGGTTCAGCACTCTCATTAGCTAACTGATGCCAATCATTTTCTGGTATATAGATTATTTTATGCTTTTTGTAGACACCGGTCAGCTCCATATCCGTGCTGCAGTTCATCGTATAGACACTCGCGGTACCTTCAGCGACAAACCAAAGCTCTGATCTCTTCTTATGTCTTTGCATGGAAAGGCGCTGGAATGGTTCGACTACAATCTCTTTTAGCTTTGTGTGCTTTTCATAATTCTTGAGAACCTTATATGTACCCCAAGCTCTTTGAGTTGTAGGCATGCTCCAGTTCTGTAGAATCCATCTAGAACTATTTACTTTTTCTTCGCCGCCTACACCGTACACGAACCGAACATTTGTTGCGTGTTTATAGAAATCTTCTTCTGGACAATTTGCTGCAGTTCGATCACCACCGTTAGCGAAAACAATATCAGTTGCTCCTATGGATTGAGCATAGAAGATTGCTCCAGTTGCATCATCGCTTTTATCATCGTTCACTACCGGTATAACTCTATCAACCATCTGTAGATTTTCAATGATACTGAGACGTTCTTTATAACACATAAACGGCTGACCCTTTTTACGAGTCAACCATTCATCTGAATTAAGTCCTACCCAGAGTCGATCACCGAGTTCACGAGCTGCATTAAAATAATCAATGTGACCAGAGTGGATGGGATCGAAGCCGCCAGTTACTATAACTGTTATCATTACAGAAAAGCCCTAGCTCCAGTCGTAATTGCTCCAACGACCATACTTTTAATTTCAATATTGGATGATGCCTTTTCGACCTCATCAGTACGAATCAGATCCTCCATGAGTTCTCGGTATTCGTCCATAGTGATATCACCAGCTTCAGCTTCCTTGATTAAGCCTTGAGCAAGTTTTGCTCTTTCAACAGCCCAATCATCCTCGGTGCCGATAATTTCTTCAAGTTGATCTTTTAATTTTTCAAACATCAAAACCTCCACATGACTGCTTCCGCAGCCTCAGTAGCTTGTTTCACCAAAATTTGTTTTTTACGCTCACAGTACTTAGTAGAACCCTGCTTTGTTTTGCTTCGATTATAGAAATCATCTACAGTTTTCTGCATGGGAGCGACGAGTTCCAGCACATCTCTTTGTAAGAATCCCTTGTGCTTTGAATAGAGCTCGAACCACCTCAGGTTATGTTTTAACTTTAGAGCCTGTGGGGCGTGTGGTTGAGAGCAGTCTAGTTTATCTACTTCTAGGGCGACATCAATGATCTTGCTGCTTTGATTGTCATCCCAAAACGAGGGCACAAAAGTTGCCATCGTGCTAGCAACTGATCCAGCTTTAATCGCACCAGCACAACCACTCAGTGATAGTGCTAAAAATAAACCCATAAAAATTTTCATATTATTCCTTGCATTCTTTATTTCTATATATAACTGATATCAGTTACACCGACCATAGCGGGCGCATTGATATGCAGATTGCTCCGCTCGTCTTTGTGCTGCGGCATTACGTTCGGATACTCCTCGTTCACATGAGGAACGGACACCAGGATTTACAATACCTGAACACTCACTGGATCCAGGCGCTTGTTGAACGATTACTTGATTAGGTCTGTCCATACTTTCACCAACAGCACTTCCAGCAATTGTTCCTAAAATAGCACCACCGATTGTGGCAGCTGTATTTCCAGACCCCTTACCAATAGTATTTCCAAGCAGTCCTCCACCTACACCTCCGAGTAATGCACCCTTTTGTTGATTTGTGGCATTACAACCAGCAAGCATCAGAACAGCAATTGAAGTAACGAAAATCTTATTCATAGGTCATATTCCTCCTTTTATTGAATCAGATATGCAACGATTCCATTCATAAAGATGGCAACCGCAACAGCATTAACTACTATAAGAGCTCAGCCACATCCATGCCTATCATCCTCGCTTCTCTTCTTCTATATCTGAATAAGACCAAAGGTGTGCTGCTACTTGAGCATCTGTCCAATCATCGAACACTTTTGGTTTGAGCGTTTTATCATCTACCAAATAGAGCCAATCTTCTTTGTCTCTTGACAGATAAATTTTAACCTTCCAAGTCATCTTCGTCTCCTTTATCATATACATTCTAACTTATTTTGATAAAAAAGTCAACCCCTTTTCTACTCGTCAGTAGACGCTGAACTGTCAATTCAGTTGCCATGGTGCGCTTGGACTTACAGATCGGCATTGTAATCCGATATATGCCAGAAGGCGTTGGGGGTAATTCACGTATAGTCACCAGCCTGGAGCAGAGTAGTCTCTATCCTTTTTATACGAAGCAAAACCATCTAGTCCGTATGCTGGGCAAACCATAATCTTCTCAGGTAAACCCATGCTATCCTTCTCACCTGCTTCACCACAGATAAAGAACACACCAGACTTTTCAGACATTGCATGTTTCAGAATAGTCTCGTACTTCTCAACCTTCTTGCGAAGAAGCAGTACTTCTTCATAATAATCCATCATATCAGGCATTTATTCAACCTCAACCAGCTTGTATCGCTTGCCATTCATTTCAATGAACATATCTTCCTGAGAGACCAGAGCATTGTCAAAGACCAGAGCATTGCCAAAGACCCAAGCATTGCCAGAGACCCGAGCACTGCCAGAGACCCGAGCATCGTCAAAGACCTGAGCATTGTCAAAGACCCAAGCATTGCCATAGACCTGAGCATTGTCAAAGACCCAAGCATTGCCA